ATGTCAACCTGTAGACCGTTCTTCAGATCATATCCATGAATGTCAGATCCGTCTACCCATAGAAGTATAGCTCTCTCACCTCCAGACTCAGCGAACGATACAGTGTTTCCGATAGCGTAGTCGCCTATCTCATAGTGGTTCATTGCGCTGTCAACTCTGTAGATGATTCCTTTGTAAGCGACGAACAGACATTGCTCAAAAGCCATGTTGGACAGACCAGTCGATGGAACATATAGACCATCGCAGGACATGTCGCTACCGAATGTATCGAAGTACTTGACACCAGGACATGACTGAAGGAAGTAAGTAGCCTCTTTTCCTTCTCCGTTCTGCTCAGTGAAGAAGTTTATCGAAAGAGCAGATCCTTCAATGTTCGGAGCTACGATACTCTCGTTTGTCGCACCTGTCAAAGAATATGTTATCTTCTGAGCCATCTATTGTCTCCTACCATTCAACAGGACCGCCGAGTAGATTGTAATAGTTGTAGTCATATCCTCTACCGTTAGCGAAGCCATAGGTCAGAGGTCTATTGGCATGATTGATTCTCATGATCAGTCGTCTATCGCTCTCGTATTCTTGCTCAAACATAGGTAGAGCTTCCCTCAGCTTATATCTGATGCAGAGCTTGACACATAGACCGTTCTCGATCAGACTCTCATACTTGTGTGAGATATGTAGAGTAGAGTCAATCTCAATGTCCGGAATAGATTTTAGAATTGTTATGCGGAAGTCAGAAGCCTGATAGCTGTTGAACTCGATTACAAAATACTCGACTGTGTAAGGTTCGAAAGATGGATCAAGTACTGGAACTTCAACATCTAGAACTTCAGACTCGGAAGTGTACATAGTAGCTAGAGCTCCCTTCGTATAGGAGTCTAGCGTCATCTTATCAGCTGGAGCTAGTTGAACATATCGGTTACCTATCTTTCTAGCGCATCCGATGACTCTGTCTGGAAGATCGTTGATGAAGTGAGTTGGCCATTTGTCTCTCATGTACTCTTCAAATTCCTGTGAGTACATCATCGTGAGAGTAGTATCGATCATGTCGATATAGTAGAAGGTATGCTCACCAGATCTAGTCTTGATGATGTTGCCGACTTCCACTCTGTTATCGGCGATCATTAGCTCGATAGTTGCTTCATTCTCTACTTCGAACCAACCTTTTGGGCGACTAGCGAAAGTGATCTTCTCGGAGCTGAATGAGTCATAAGTCGCCACGTTCTCAAGAAGATCGTTTTCACTGTTAAGCTCAGCAATGACACACTTCAAGTCGTTCAAAGCCGCCATCGATTGCGTCCCAGTTGCAGCTTGTCCATCACCTACAAGTGAGCAACGTTGGAAGGCGTTATTGATTAAGGTATTCACTGATATCATACTTTCCTCTATAATCTCCCTAGTTATTTATGCTAGTTTTTCTTTGAATGTACCAAAAAGTTCTTAAATTTAGCATAGAGGTACTGTATGATATCAGAGAGACGTAAAGAATACATGAGAAAGTACTTAAGGAAGCGGAGATCAGAACACCGAGAAGAATACAATTCTAGGATTAGGAAAGTGCTTTCTGAAGATCTTAACAGTAATGGTATCCCTAAGTGTAACATTCGTACAAGATCTCGGAAGATTCTAGGAAAGTGTCATGCTAAGCTTCCAGGTTATGAAATACATCACTGTTTTGGATATGAGGACCCTAACAAGTTTCTTTACATACCAAAGTCTCTACATCTTAAGATTCACCAATTTTTAAGAGATAATAAGATTCCAGCGGACTCAGATCACTGGTTTGCTATCCGAGAACTAGTAAATTCTTGTGAAGAATATACCTACATTCGAGCATAAAAAGAGCCAGACTCCGAAGAATCTGGCTCTAGGAGGTACGAGCTACTTATAGTAGCTTAAGTTTTATCCGATCTTGATATAACTCAAGACGCTGTCCCTTACCTCAGGGAGTCCAGCTGCGAACGGTACTACGATTCTCACCACGCTGGAGAAGTTATCGATATTACCACCTTCGAATACCTGGACAGTCATTCCCTCAGTGCTTTCCTCTGTCATCTTCGAACCAGGAAGCTCAGAGAACTTATAGGTGTCGAAGCCAACAGCAGCCTCAAGACGAGTCTGACCAACAGAGTACTTAGCGCCATTTTCCAGAGCGTAAGTCAGGCTCTTAGAACCAGCTTCCGTAGCAGACGGCATCCAAGCGTTAGCGTTGTTGCAAGACTTGCCTTCTAGTTCGATGCGGAGCTCAGGGATAGAGCCATCTTCACCGACGATCACGTAGAAGTCGTTGTCAGTCTGGACGCCAGACTTGTCGACGAGCTTCAGGCCATCTAGCTTGAATACGTCACCAGCCGTAGCAGTACCAGTTACGGACTTGACGGGCTTGAAGCCGATAGTGCCAGTAGCGTCGGTCACAGCCACGAGAGTGATAGAAGCGGTTCTACCAGAGTTAGCGATCACAGTGGGCATGTAAGACTCAGTCACGACAGAGGACTCAGCATAGCGGCCGAGGAACTTGTCACGATAGAGGTCCTTAGCGATGTCCTGCTGGTTGAAAGCGCCGAGAGCCTTCTTAGAAAGCTTAGCACCAACAGTAGGATTGAGGAAGGTAACCTTGTCACCAGCAGCGCCAGCGTTGTCCAGACCGGCAGAAGCTTCGCCGATAGCATCGAGGTCGATGTCGTTGAAGATCACAGCCTGAGCAGCACGCCAGATCGTGGAATCGATAGCTTCCTTTTCCACCTTACGAGCAACGCTAACGCCACGAGGATTAGCGATCTCTTTCTTGAAGCTCTCGATGTCACCCATCTTGTTCCACTGAGTGAGTTCGCAGTCATTCAGACCAGCCTTGGTCTCGATGACGTATTCGACTTCGTTGACCTTGTCGATCTGAGCAGCGAGACCAGCCTTGCCGTCAGAAGCCTTAGCGATACGAGTCTTGCCCGGATCAGGAATGTAGACGGTGTACTGGTTACCATACTTCTTACCTTCCATCTGAGATTCAGGAATGTAAGAGTGAGCCTTCTTCAGGTAGGGGCAGTTGTCATAAACTGCAGTTGCCAACATCTTGACTTTCTTGTTAGTAGAAAATTCTTGTTCGTTATTTTCAGCCATTTTAATGGTTCCTTTGCACTTAGATAAGTGCGGTTGTTATCGACGCATAAAGTCGATTAGTGCCTTGTCGTCGTCCCAGATAGACTTCTTTGCTTCTTTTGATACACCGGGCTTTCCGACAGGCTTTGGTTTCTCGGGTTGTGGAGGAGTAACTGGATTCGGCGGAGTAGCTGCTTCCTTTGCCTTGATTCCAGAGATCACATCTCTCTCGATGTCTCTGATCCTGAACTGAAGGTCGATAGGTGTTCTTGCTCCTTCGAACAGTCTCTTCACTGATTCTTCGTTTGATGCCAGCTCATACATGATAGCGGGTCCTACTGGACTCATCAGAATGTAGTTGGACAGTTCCTGATCAGTGTCTAGCAGATCTCCCAAGCCTCTCTCGATAGCGTCTTGCACTACGGACCTGAAGTTCTTCTCTTCGTCTGGAGTAGGATAGAGCTTCTTGATGTTCTCGTCTGCTCTTTCGCGATACTCTTTCTCGATCGCTTCCTGAGCAGACCTCACTTCAAGCGCTTTCTGTTCCTCTTCCATCCGCTTTTGAAGAATTGCGTTGACCTTGTCCTGAACTAGATCGTTGATGAACGAGTCATCGTCTTTGTACTGGTCTCTGGTCTTCGGTGCATACTTCTCGGGATGTTCCAGCTTGTCGAGCCTAGACAGAAGCTCGTCCATCTCCTTCTTGTGCTTGCTCTTCTCTTTGTTGAGCTGCTTATAGAATGAGTATTGAGCCTTTTCTAGATCACTCTTGCCAGCTAAAATCTGAGCTTTAGTCTGTGCTGGTTTAGCCTCCACTATACCGTTCTGTGTGGCTGAATTCGTTTTAGGATCCGTTGCTTGGCTATTCTCTTCGGCAGGAGAAGCTTCGTTAGGATCCACGGTAGCAGTAGAGACTTCCTCGGTTGCCGTACTTGTAGAAGTTTCCTGCTTAATATCTTCGGAATTTTCATCCATGATTTTGTACCTCTCTGCCAGTCAGGGCAGTTCTGTTATTCTATTTATTGAGAGTATTTGAAAATTATGCTAAATTTCTTAGATTTTTTATGAGGTGCGTTATATGACTGATAGAATAGATCGACATCATCTGCTTGAAATTATCTTATGGCCTAATCCAGACGGTACATTCAGAGAGATTAGGAACAGTAGAGCTAGACTCAAAGAGCTAGGAATATATGATGACTGGAAGATGTGCATAGAAATTCCTAGGAGTCAACATATAAGCCTCCACCATAAAGGTAAAATAAACTCAGAGAGTACAAAGAGAAAGATATCTGAGGGCCACTTAGGTAAGAAACTATCAGAAGAACATAAGCAAAAATTATCAGTTTCTGGAAAAGGAAAAGTACGTAGTTTAGAAACTAGAAAGAAGATAGCAGCGTTTCATATAGGGCTGAAAGCCTCAGATGAGACTCGTAAGAAGTTATCCTTGTCTCATAGTGGGGAAAATAACCCTATGTGGAAAGGAGATAATGCTACTGAGGCGTCTAAAAGAAAAAGAGCCAGGAGAGAAATGAGACGAGCTCAATCTCGCATGAAAGATGCTTGATACCTCTGTCTAGCTTCGACTGCTTCTGACGGAATGATTGGAAAGAGGTAAGTTATTGCTAGAGCATCTAGAGCATCTGGAGAATGTCCTATGTTGGCCTTGATCTCATCTTTAGGAATGATCTGAAGTCTATTGTTGCTGCTAAGCTTATAGCGAGTAGCAATCATAGCCAACTTCATATCGTCAGTTATTCCTCCTAGTCCATTCTCCTGAAGTCCTTTCTTCATCTCAAAGTAGGCTTCAGCTCTCTGATTAGAGTAAGCTTTGTTCTCTGGAGCACCACCAAATGCTATGAGGTGAACTGGAAGTCCTTGTTCAGAAAGTCTATCCGCTACGTCTAGTCCGTATGCTTCATCTATGCAGATGTGCGATAGTTTATCTCTTCCATGTTTGAAAACTAGTTCTCTTATCTTAGATGCTATCTCGGCAGAAGTAGCTGTCTTTCTCATTATGATGTCAAGTATCTGATAGCTGTCTCTCACGACTATTGCATGATTGTCATTTCCGAGACCTGACCCGTCATATCCTATGCAGTATCCTATGTCTTCTCGTCCAATGTTTACAGTCTTGATCTCGCTGAGAAGATCAGCACTGAATATGATTCCAGCTGTGTCATCTTCTTGTTCTTGTCCGTAGAACTCTCTTAGCCAAGTATTCTCATCTGGACAAGTTGATCTCATCAGCTCAATCTCTTCTTCTGTAATTCGAGTGTTATCAGAGGTCTTAGCTGTAACTACTGGTATATTTCTCTCTTTGACGAACCTAGACAGCCAGTTAGCTGGACGAGGAGTAGAGAGCATTCTTATCTTCGGCTCAACTGGACAGTCTCTCATACAGAATGAGAGAACACTAAATATGTCAGGAGAAGCTAGAGCTGCTTCATCCAGTATCGCCAGTGATATAGAAGTATATCCTCTTATAGACTCTTGTGCCTCATAAGAACCTAGATAGATAGTGCCATTTCCGAATGTGAACTTGTTGAATGCTTGGCTGTACTTGAACTCCCCTGGTATCAATATGCTCAGCTGACGATTGATCTCAGGAGCCATAACTTCACGTATAGCTTGAGAAGTCTGAGCCATGCATATTACTCTTCTCTCATGAAGAAGCTCACGAACTGCAAGCTCAGCTCCCAGCATCGATTTTCCTGCCCCCCTACCTGCTCTGAAATACACTATCTTGTCTTTCATGGATAGAACTTTTCTCTGGTGAGGCAATGGATCATACTTGTACTCTACGCTTCCATCAGAGTACGTTATCTTTCTGATCCCTTTTAGATCTTCATTGCTGACTATCGTCTTCATCGCCAAAGTCTATTTTAACCTTCTTCACTCCGTTGAGTGTAGTGTCTATAGCTTGCTCGACCTTCTCTGTCCACTCTGACTTGTATCTTCTCTTGAGCATCTCTAGGTGATGGTTTCTGCCGTTGATGAAGAACATAGAAGTCAGCTTGTCCTCTATCTTGTTCTTCATCATCACTAGCCAGTCGCACATTCTGTCAAGTAGCACTCTCGTATCTTCCGATATGTTATCGACCTGAGACTCAATAAATGAGTGCTCGGACCAAAGCTTTCCAGAAGTAGATCTCTTATATGACTTAGTAGCTCTTCTATCAGCTCTCTTCTTCTCGTTGTACTTGATCGAAGCTGGAAGATAGTCCTGAATGTCGTTCATGAATCGAGCCACTGTCATGTAGCTGGGTCGGTCTTGAGTGTGTCCAGATCCACCGAATCCGTTACAGTTCAATATCCTCCAGGTGATACCGACAATGTTCACTTCTTCCTCGATGTCTCCTTCCATGTCGAACGAAGCAGCCAATGGAGAGAAGCTCTGAAGCATTCCCATCTCAGGATCTTTGATGTGATCCAGTATGAACTCCATCTGCTTTCTTCTCTTCAAGCAGAGAGACTTTATGTTACCACCTTGGACTCTATTTGTCATGCAAGCGACTCCTTCAGCTTGTGTAGATCTTCATTCACAGCTCTAAGCTCAGCTATCATAGTGTCCATTCGGCTGATGACTTCATTGAAGACGTCAATGCTCTTCTCCTTCATCACATCATCAACATCAACAACCGGTCTATCCTTAGTAACGTCTCTAACTTTCTTAGCCATGTCTATACCCTCACAATGTTGTCTTTGAATATGTTCTCGTATCTCCATAGCTGATTCTCTAGCCAGCCACAACTGTTCATATATTCATACTGCTTTGTGAGAACCTTGTTCCAGTTCTCTTTCTTGCACATGTTCCAGAACATATCGTTTATGTTCTTCGAAGTCATAGTCTTCTCGATCTTGCACATCTCATCAAGCATCGAGTATGGACTGTTGTCAAAGTCTGATCCTATGCATACAGTTCCAGCAGCGCACGCCTCAAGGTACTTCAGATTTGACTTGCACTTGTTGAAGACATTCTCGCGAAGAGGAGCGAGATAGAAGTCTGAGTTGAGTGACTTCAAGAGTCTCGGGAACTGAAGAACTGTCACATAAGGAAGAACCTGAATCTTAGAAGATAAGTCACTCAAGAACCAAGGTAGCTTTCCAATGATGATGAGCTCGATCTTGTCAATGTTGTCATGAAGGAACTGAATGATCTCTCTGCTGAAGTCTCCGGGATTCTTATCGTCATAGTGAGTGATTCCGGCAGCGTAGACGACACGTGGCTTCTCTATGTCTTGTTCAAGCAGAGGCTTTCTCTCAGAGTGATATATGCATCTCGGAAGCATGTTTGGAACAACTTCGACCTTGTCATAGTTGTAGTTGTCTATGATAGCCTGCTTCAAGAACTCTGTTGATACGACTACCTTGTCTGTGAACTCGAGTCCATACTTCAATGACTCTGTCGTAGAGTTCAGATCAATTCTTGTTCGGCATATATTGTAAGACGGAAGCTCTTCTCCATAGAGCTTGAACAGCATATCGTCGAAGTCAATTACGAGCTTTCCTGGTAGATCTTTAGTCAGATCGAACAGTCTCTTCTCGGCGCATCTCTGAACATAGAAGTGAGAAGAGTTGATACTAAGATATACTTTTCTGGTCTGTAGAATATCGTTGTTTCCAGCTGATATGAGCTGCTGAGCTGGCCACATCATACGAATTTGGCCGCACATGCTATTGTCTGCGGCTACGAATTGAACATCTTTCATTTTTGTACCTCTTCTGGAGAAGGCCAGATTCCTTTGATAAGCTATTTATAGCTGTCTACTTCTTGTGATTCCAGTCGTCCAAGAGCCAAAGGAGATTGACAGCTATGGCTATGAGAATGATCACGAGTATCAAGAGCTTCAGTATCATTTGTTCTCCGTCAGCTTGTCTAGTCGGTCGATCAGGTTCTCGAACTTGACTCCCATCTTTGTCACTTCTGTAGTGAGTATAGAGATCTGTTTTCCTAGATCTTCGTGCTTAGCATTAAGGAATTGTATCTCGTCTTTGAGATACTTTATGTCCCATTCAGCCCTCATCAACTTATCTCTGAGCTCATTCTCAGCGCTGTCTCTCTTCACACCTATCTCAAGTCTCTGAGCCTGTATCTCTCCTACCTTCGTCCAGATCTTTATGAGTCCTCCGAGAAGACCTAGAATAGAGATTATTCCGCCAATAATTTCAGGTGTCATCCTTGTCCATCTCCTCCCCAAGATTGAGGTATCAAAGCTCTCTCTTCAGTTAGTGACATTCCACATTGTTCAAAACATCTCCAATGTGTTGGTACATTTTGCTGAGTGGATGCCTGCTCATATAGTCTAAGCATACCTCTCAATACGTTAGAGCAGTACCTGCACATAAGTTCCATATCGATGACATTAGAGGTGTCGAATAATGGTATTTCTATAAGATTTGAGCAAAAGCCCAACATATCATGCATATCTGTTACATTCGAAGTATTGAATGTTGGTATCTCTATAAGATTTGAGCACCAGCAAAACATCTCATGCATATCTGTTACATTTCTAGTATCAAATAGAGGAATAGATCCTCGAAGTGCTGTGCAAAAGTAGAACATACCGCTCATATTAGTCACTGAGGAAGTGTTAAATAGAGAGATACTAGTCAGTGATGAACATTCAAGAAAGAGATGAGTCATATTAGTAACGCCTTTCGTATTTGCATCTATCACTTCAATGAGATTATTCTCTTGTAGTAAAAGAGCAGACCAGTCACTGTTCTCATAAGTGAGATCCCAGATATTTGGATACTCTGAGACCTGAACAAAATGTCCTTGACCCCATGATCTTGGAGTTGTGTTCTCTCGATACCGTAGTCTTATTGTGTAAGGAGGAAGTGTCTCTACTCCTAGAAGTTTGCTTCCAGACGGATTTGCTAACAGCTTGTTGTTGAAAGAAAGAATCTTACTCATTCTGCTAAGTCTCCTCCCCAAGATGTAGGAATCTGGGCTCTCTCTGCTCTACCTGACGCTGTATTACTTCCAGTATAGAAAAACATATCATCATGTGTTGGTACCGGTGAATAAGAACTTGCCTGCAGATAAAGAGAATACATACCTCCAGTAACATTTTCACAAACCCAAAACATGCTATTTAAGTTTTCCGCAGACGAAAGATCGTAGTCTGGTATGTTGCCAACAATACTAACACATTCCGTAAACATTCCTTCAAAATTCTTTCCATTTCTTGTGTCAAATTCAGGAAAATTTCTTAATGATCTGCAAGTTTGTAACATAGCTGCAAAGTTTTCACAAGAAGAGGTAACATAATTTGGAACTTCTTCTAGATTTGTACATGTACTAAACATAGCACCCATATCAACAGCAGCAGATGTGTCAAATAATGGTACACGAGTAATACTAGTACATCCATCAAACATTCTGTATGTAGAACTTATTGGTTCAACTATATTGGTAGATATGACTTCTAATAGATTCTCATTTGCTGAAACAAATGCAATGCCCCAATCTGTACCAGTATTCACTAGATCCCATATATCATCATTAACTCTTTCATAATGCATAGTAGTTTCTCTAGGGTCAATTGGTGTAAATCCTGAAGATAGTCTTACCCTTATGCTATTTCTAGGCATAGGTATTTCTCCGCTCTCTAGAATATCTCCATTCAAAGAAAGTATCTCATTTCCAAATGTCAGTATCTCACTCATATCGTCTCATCAGAAGAAGTATCTGAAGCCTCCATCTACTTTGAAGTTAGAGTTGTACAGAACTCCATAAGGATCTGTCAATCCGTTCCAATTAGATATAGGAACATTGAGAACTAAGAAGCAGAAGTATACTGTTCCAGAAGAGTCGTAAGTTCCATACTCGTTAGAGAATGAACCGTATGTTGAGTAGTCTAGAGTACCTGGCATGTCAGTGTTGCCATCAGATAATCCTAGAGATCCGTTGACTGAGCTTGTAGTTACTGCCCAAGTGATTGCAGAAGTTGTGTGCTGCATGAAGCAAGGATAGAAGTATAGAGCTGCCTGTCCCTGAGTCGTGTTGAGACTGTTGAACTTCGCGATTCTGGATCTGTTCATAGATACTCCAGCATAAGAAGACACTGAAGACTCAGTGAAGAGATATAATCCCATCATATCAGTCCAGTCTGGAGCGTTGCTATCTATAGACCACTGGTCATAGTTGGTCTTCCACTTGCTTCTCGTAGAGGTCATTAGAGTCGATGCAGGAACTAGAGTACCACCCCAACCTACTGGAATCTGTGCAAGTTCTGATGCGCCAGTCGTGGTGTCGGATCCGCAGTCAGTGAAAGTTCCTGAGTGGTTGTTGATGTTGACTCCATAATTGCTGAACCATTCATACTGATCCAGAGCTCCACCTTCTACATTTGTACATCCGCTGAACATGCCTCCGACGTTCTCCACTCTCGTGCAATGAATAGGATCTATTGATTCGAGACCATCACATCCAGCGAACATACGGTCGAATGTCTCACAGTATACTCCATCCAGAGCTACGTCCATGTTTCCAGAACCGATCAATTTGCACGAATTGTGTATAGTCCCTACTGGAGGACTTGCATTAGAAGAGAAGAGGAACGGTAGTCCGACACCGAGTAATGTGTAAGCCCATTTAGTTATTTCCAGCTTCCATACGTTCGGACTGGTAGATACTTGTGTCCATACACATTCTCCAGGTACTGTGGCTCCTGACCAAGCGCTGCTAACATTCGGGTGAGTGTTGTTGTACCCATCGCACTGAAGAAGTATATATGGGTATACGACAGGTTCATACTTCTCTCCAGAGACACGGACATAAGAAGTTCCATTGAAGAGCTTGAGTCCATGTCCGTTGTATGTCAGAACTGAAGACATTGACATAGCCTCCTTAGTTGCTTCCACTGATCCTGTTGATACCTATAACTCTCTGTATGAAATTGAGATCTTCATTGCTCCTGTAAGTTGGACTAGATCCACCCCAGCTGAATACTATTCCCATTGATCTTATAGCAGTGATGCTAGTACCAGATGTGCTGAACTGACAGATGGCAATGACACCTTGGTTATTACCTTGACCAGTGACAATATCATATTTTGTACCATCAGTTCCAGTCTTGAACTCAAACAGCTCTTCACCGCTGTTGGTTCTGACTCCTATCTTGAACTTATCAAAATTCTTAATATCTTCTGTTAGAGTACAAGCACTTACATTACTAGTGTTAGTATATAGCACTGTCTCATTAGTTCCAGGATCTGCTAGAATGTATCTGTTGTTCCATATTGCATCTGCCATAACTTATCTCCTCTTAACTCCAACTACTTTGTCTAGAACCTCAAAAGCATCGGCATCGGCAGCAGCCCAAGAAGCAGTGGTCTGATCTCCTGCCTTTATTATAAACTGGCATGAGCTACTCAATGTTATAGAGTTTCTGTTGATTGACAACTCGGAAACCCTAGTTAGAATCTGGTTACCAGAGTAAGGGAATGGTGTGCTTATTCCTACATGGCCGAATGAGTAACCATCATCAGATTCAGATGCAGAAGGCTTCCTGTATATTCTCTTAACCATATCATCGTTGCTATACCTATCACGAATGTATAAGTCTAGGCATTCGAAGTTATTAGGATCTTCGCTGAAGTTCTGAGATCCTCCAACTTTCGTAATAGCGGTACTTATTAGAACAGTCTCATCAGTAGCTATCTGTATCTGACCAGCAGCTGGAGTAGTGACCTTGATGCCAGTTCCAGCAGTGATCTGAGTCTCTTGTGAATCTCCGAGCGTGTAGCTCCCGTTCCATATCATGTCTGACATTATGTGTTCTCCTTACGGCCGATACCGACAACCTTAGAAAGCTGGAAAGTATCACCAACATTAGTATTCATAGTAGGAGTAGACCACGAAGTGCTAGTCCATGCTCCAAAGTTTATCTGTTTAGCTGCTAGTAGTGTCAATGAATTCTTATTTACTCCTGTTGGACAATTCAAAGCCAAGAACTGTATCCATAGGTTAGAAGCACCAGCTGGATGCATAAATGTTAGCTGTGTAGTATTGTTGTCGCACTGGACTTCATCTACTATATCTCCAACATAGTTATTAGCTGTCCAATAGAATTTTACAGAATTGAAGTCATTTATGTTTCCAGATAGAGCTATCGCTGTGCTTGATGGTGCAACATTAGGACCTGAATATAGCAGAGTCTCATCTGTTCCCATAGCCTGAGCTACTACTGGCACATTGACACCGAACGCGTACTGAGCAGAGTTAGTGACATGAGCGATAGTGTCATCGTGAGTGAGCCACTGCTTCTCAGAGTCGACCGTCATAATCGGAGATCCGTTGTAACCAGAGATCTCTCCCTGACCGTTGTAAGCAAGATCAGCTTCCATCATGACGCCAGAAGTGCTGAAGACTGTAACATCATCAACATCTTCAATCGATATTCCTGGACCAGCAGAGATAGGATATTCATCCATAGCAGCAGCTTCATTCCAGATTGAAGCTGAAGCATTCACGATGTCATAAGCTTCATCCCAGTTGTCGACTGAGCCATACCATTCAGGTTCACCTTGAGAGTCGATAGCAAGAACCTTACCTGCATCAGATAATGAGTAGTCAGGAATGGCCTCAGCTATAGACTCTAGCTGTCCAGCAGAGTTGATGCTGATAGTAGTTCCGTCTACTTTTGCAATAATTGTAGGAACATTCTGACTATCATTTACAAGTGCTAATCCTGAAGCTGCCGGTGTGTAATCAAAGATCTGAGTAGTAGTCCATCCACTGGAAGTCAGTTCCCATTTATATCGTTGGTTGGTGCGGTCAGTTATGAAATCGTGAGCGAAAATTATATACGTGTCATTGTTGTAGCTCGATTCCATGTATGCATAAGATACTTCAGTTACTGCTTCGAATGCGGAACGATAAGCTATGACTTCTTTTCCTTCCGCCATAGCAGTCTGAACTTCAGCTAAAGTAGTAACTCCATACTCAGCGAAGAATACTCCACTTGCTGGCACTACTGAACCTGTAGCGCTGATGACTATCTTTCCATCGACTTTCTCGATCTCTATTCCAGTTCCACCAGATAGAGGAGTCAATGTCGGTTTGTTCAGAATCTCAGCAACTCCAGATGTAGCTTCCCAGTCTGCATTGACTTGAGCCGGAATATCTTCAATTGCACCAGATAGAGATGTTATGTCAATTTCTGTCTGTGATACTCTAGTATCTAGTGAACTAGATACTGACTCAAGATCGACTTCTGTAGCGTAGACAGATAGATCGGGCTTATTGAGTATCTCAGCTACTCCGGATGAAGCATTCCAGTCAGCATTTACCTGAGTCTCGTTCCAGATAGCGGAATTTGACTCTACAGTGCTATATGCAGATTCATATTTTATCGTATCTGTATTATAGGTAGACTGATCAACTAGACCCGTAGCAGATATTTGGTCATTCACTATAGAGATATATTGTCCAGCTTCGTAGTTGGCTCCTCCAGTAGAGCTGATCACCATAGTGCCAGATACTTCTACGATCTCGATTCCTGTGCCAGCAGATACTGGCTCAATCTCTGGTCTGTTCAGAATCTCAGCTTTACCAGAAGTTGCATCCCAGTCAGCATTCACCACATCTTCATTTTTAGCGAGAGTGATTGTATCGTTAGACCATGTAGTTCCATCAAGCTTGATAGAGTACTGATAGTTTCCATTGATACCAGCGAAGATAGCCAGTGACGGTCTCGGAGAAGTGAAAGAGGCTATCGGAAGAAGCATGTCAGAGTTGTATGGGTGACCCTTTCCGAATACTGCCTTTCCATCACTGACAGCCTCACCGATCTCTTCGAATGTCGTAGTGCCATATTCAGCAATGAATACTCCGTTCTGACCGGAGATAGCGTCAAGAGCAGAAGATACCGTCTGAATCTCAGTCTCTAGAACAGAAGATACTGTAGAGACCGTATTGGAGATCATAGTTCCAACAGCGTCTGTAGAAGGTAGTGGTGTATACTCTACGATAGACCAAGTCTCACCGTCAAGATATACTCTTCCTTGAGTAATGTTATTTTCACCGAAGCTCAATGTTCCGATGAAGTAAGCTCTGCTGTCAGAATAAGAGCTACCCTTCGTATAAGAGTTAGTTCTTAGATAAACTCCGCTACCGTCAGAGTTCAGACTCACCATCACGTTCTTTCCAGCGTCTAGTGCGTCATAGATAGCTGATGCTGGAGTTGACTGGTAGATTGCTAAGAAGTTTCCACCAGATGCGGAATCAACAGCTGCTGATACGATCTGAATCTCAGACTCTAGAATTGAGGATGCTCCAGACACAGTGCTTAGAACAAACTCTTTAGGAGCTATGTTGACTGTATTGACGCCTTCCCAACCTGTCGGATTTGCTGCTGTAACTAGAACCTGTCTATCTTCATCTCCTCCACCATAGTCATAGAAGTTTAGTCCTTCGAATCTGACATAGTTGGTCTTAGTTCCTCCTACTTCGGTAGAGGTTACATTCATTGGAAGATATGGACCATGACCGTCAGATCCTAAGCTGACCCATACGAACTTCCCTTCATCGACAGCTTCGAACACGCTCGATACTGGAGTCACCATGTACTTAGCGATGAAGACATCTGTCGTTCCTGAAGTCGAAGAGATCAGACTGACAACTTCATCCATCACTTTGACTTTAGTCCAAGCTGAAGCTACCCAAGTGTTAGAAGTGATAGGTTCGATAGCCTTGTATAGCTCATAGTTTCTTGTGCAATAGACTCCAGATGGAGAAGGAATAGGAACTAAGAAGTCATCTTGTGCGATACTCTGTGTGAGATCCCATAGATTGTCAGATAGTGCTAAGTTTCTATCTGTCATCTTTCCCCAGTTAGAAGGGAAGCAATATATACTCTTTTCAGTTCCTCTATCTAAGTTAGTGAAGAAGAAGCAGCTTAGGTCAGGTCTTCCGATTGGTGTATCTCTAAACAATACAAGAGAGTAGACCTGAGTGTCTTTGCTGTCTGTATTCTCTTTGTAGTTCACATAGACTGACTTGCCTGCTTCGTATGCAGCTTTGATGTCTTCAAATGAAGTATTTCCAGAGGCTGGACCATTGTACACGTAAGTAGCATAGAATGTTCCAGGATCAGGCTCTGCGATAGGCTTGATGTCTGCATCAGCTGGATCGAATGTCTTAACTAGAGAGCCCGCGTTTGTAGGTAGAGCGTTCTTCAAGCTCTCGATACCGATCGGGTTGAATCTCCAGATGTTTCTCTCCTGATCAATTGGAAGAGAAGAAGTCAAGTGGTTTCTGAGAGAGCAGTTGATCAGAGCAGCGACTCCGACTCCCTCATAGTACTTCAGATTGTTGAATTCACCCCATAGCTCATAGTGCTGAGAAGTGAAGTCGTCTCTCCAGTAGAGATATAGATTACTTATCTGGGGAGATCTGTTGTCCTTGTCAAACAGAAGCCACTTACCATCTTCTTCGTGTCGTTGAGAATACCCAGATTGGGTCAAGTAGTTCTCGCAGTTCAGTACAAATATACCTGAGCTCTTTCCGTTGTAGTAAGCTCCGTTAGACTGGAAGCTAAGCTGAAGAGTCGTCATCCACTCGTTGATCCAAGTGAGAGTACCGATGTCAGCTTCACATATCTTAGCGTACTTATACTCGCTACTAGAGTTGTTGATCTGTTGACGAATCATGACACATTGCATGTCCGTCTTGATCTCTTTTGAGCTGTCGTCGATAACGAGTGTTCTGTCATCATTCCAGTAGTGTGGAATGAGATCAGATACAGCAGAGACAGCTATCTCTGCGACGTACTCTGGATTGACTCTCTCATCATATCTGTCTCCTCCAATGATAGAGGTCTTGTCGATCAGAATCGAGTGATCAGAGCTAGTGATCTCGATGTTCCCAGATACAGCAGATCCGTCATGAAGACTGATGTCATAGCTGAAGAGCTCTTTGCCATAGAAGTCACATACGACGACAGTGTAGTAGTAAGCTGGATTGACATAGCAAGCAGCTCTTCCGTTGTCGTCTAGAATGATAGGCTGTGGATTCTCGACTAATCCATCTTCGTCAGAATAAGTAGTAGCAAGAGCAGTTCTTCCTCTGTAGTAGACATAGACCTTTCCGTTCGTCAGGATAGATCCATTCTTGTTCTGGAATTGCTCGGATAAAGGCCAAAGAAGATATTGCATTGTGTCTCCTCTTATATTTG